CATATCTCCGTTCCTTAGGCGACCAAACCTAAGATAGAGCCCGACCTGACTCGTCATTATGTGGGATAGAACCCAAAGAGCGTGACAGTTAAACTACGCTCATTCCACACTAAGCTAGACTGAAGAGTCTGTCTTAGCTCGCTGTTTCTTCTTCTGCTGGTTCTTCAAAGCCAGCAGGGCTTCCTCTTGATACATTACCGTCCATATCGCTCGTGGGAGACTGTAGCATTCCTTGCTTAGCCCAAACTGCCATCGCAATGAGACGCTGAAGAGTTCGCGACCCTCCAGAAACGGTGATACAAGATTTTCGAAACCGAACACTATAGGCACATCCGACCTGGTTGACACCATGAAGTCGATGTGCGGTGCTTGTAATCGAATCTCTCGACCAAGATCCAAAAGCTCGGTTGTATGAAGCTTCTGACCCGTCGTATCTGAGATATCTCTTAAATACAACTTGCCCGAAACTCCAGCTTTCCGAGAAACCAATGGGATTATCTTGATCCTCACCCGCCTGATTGTGATGTAACCTCCACTCATGGAGATTCGGACTTTCGTCAGCAAGTTGGAAGGGAGTAGTGGTGTCTCCACATCCTCCATCCCAACGTTCACGAGAAGCTTGTTCCCTAGCGTCACTTCCTTGTATAGCTCGTTCCATGGTTTGTTGACTTGTACGTGTTCTACATCCATAAACTGGTCTAGTTCAAGAGGCCCCTAGCAAGAGATCTTATAGTAGATTGACAACATTGGCACGAGTAGAGCGCACCACATTGACAGTAGCAGAAGTAATTCCAGTTGAGGTAAACGTTACAGTTGCTGGAAGCGTGGAGACCGTACAATTAAGATCATATAGACTAGCCACACCAGCGGTGTCTGCTGCTATAAGATCATTGACGGTGACACCTCCTGTGGTGCCTACAGCTATTCCGGTTAAGTTGCGTAGGGCGCCAAATAAATTGAACGTCCCAGTGGCACGGAAGGTATGCGTGAGTACTGTGGATGTGCGTGACAGAACGACATATCCAGGTCCTGCTGCATTTGCGAGGGTTCCTGTAAGGCTAAGCCTACGTAATGACAATAGAGTCGTGGTTGGTTGAGGAAAGTACAAAGTGACGCTGTAAGAGATGAAGACATCTCCAACTGCGTTAGTACCACTTCCGCCATAAGTAGCCACACCGAGCTGCCCGAGATTTATAAGCTTAAGATCAACTGTGGTGCTGTCATCACAGTAACGCTTGATATTATCTACGGGTATTCTCAACATAGCTTCTGCCCAAGGAGCAGATTCTTTAAGCACGCCGAAGTTTGCCAACTCAACACGATCAGCAGGTTCTGGATCTTGCGAATCCTTGTCAAAGTAAAGTGCTACACGACCTGTTTCCGTAGTACTACACAAGGGCACATAATGAAGAACTATATTGTTGAATACGTACTGATCGAAGTTAGAGGCTATCGCCGGTAACCACGAGAACAAAGTACCGTTCAGCGGATTAAGTTGCAACAAATTGCCTGTGATTCCTCCATTCACAGCGAAACTAGTAGAGTTATTTACCTGAGTCAAGTACTCACGGTGGGCAACAGTAACAGCACCAGACGTCTTGCCAGAGAACTTAGGCTTACTTCCCACAAGTTGTCTGGACACCGCTACCGGGGCCATAATAGCCCCACCTGTCCCACCTACATGATTCACTCCTTTCTGATTCCTATTCCGATTTCGTCCCCTAATGGCCCTCACAGCCTTCTTACCTAACCCCACTGCAGACTGGATCAAAGCAGGTCCAGAGTCTGCAATATAGCTGCGCACCGCTCCAGCGGCGGCCGAAGCCGCCAGTGCACCCAACTGTTTCTTACTAACTACTAACTGACTATTATTATTCCTTGTCACTAACGCCATCTCTTGCTTGTGTATGCTTGGTCATGCTACGGCAGAGTCGAGGATGCTTGGCTCATGAGCGTCCACACCCTCTTCTCCAAGGAGATCCATCTCCCATCTGTCTAACCTGTCCTCAAGAACTTCCTGTTCATCACCAGTAAGCCCGAAAGCAGCCCAGAAGCTAGCTCTCGATTCTGGTGTAACAGTAAAGTTCCCGCCAGACCCAAGCCATTTATGTACATTTGTCACTGTGTCAATACGTTGGTGTTTCTTAGGAGACTCATAAAGAGTGAACCTGGAATAGAACTTCTCAACAACTGGTATACCACTACTCAA